AAGGAAAAGAAAATGCGTTTTTTTAGGACAGAAAACGGGTTAAAAGGGTCGTAGACGTGTCTAGGGCCTACACACTGAACAGGTTTAGAAGAGGTCGCGTTAGATACGCTTCTCTCTTCGGTTTCTTTCTCGAAGGATGGCGGTAAAAATGACGAAGGCGCGGAAAGTCCGCCGTAATGCGGAGGCGGTCTTACAGTCTCGTTCGGTAGCTAAAGCGACCTCGGGCGTATGGGGCTCCGTCCGGGGCTATCATGGCAAGCGGGTACAGAAGCTTGTAGACGGGTACGTAGAATCGGGCGCGTCGTTTAGCCTTCGGGACCTAATGCTTATAGAGCTAGCCGCCCACGAAGAGCTTAGGGACATAATGCACGCGGAGCCCGAAGAGGCTAAGGCTATGGCCTCTCTTATGCTGCAAAGTAGAAAGCAGCTAAGGCAGATACTAACGGACATAGGAGACGGCGGGAGCGTATCTACCCGCCCGGTTAGAGTGCCCGAGGGCTTACGTATTATGCTTTCTTCGGACGAAGGCGACGACCTTTTCTAAGCGTACGGCGGCTACGTATAGCCGAGCCTATACCGCTATCGGCTTCGACGTGGTACCCCCGGGCGGTAGGCGGCGCCTTCTCCTTAAAGCGTAGCGATAGCTCCGAGACAACGTAGCGCGCGTCGAGGTAGGGGAAAGCGTTAAGGATGGCGTTAAGCTTTAGGATAGGTATAGACCTTTGTCCCGTTAACCAAGCCCTTACGGAGCGCTCCGTAAACCCTAGCGTTTGGGCTATGTCTTTTACGCTAGGGAGCATAGGCGCTCTCTCTTTTAGCTTCCTTCTAGGCATACCCCTCCCCCCTATTTGTTAAGCTTTCTAGACTGTCTTCTAATCCAGTCGTCGGGGCGAGAGCCGCCGCCGTGCGTTCTACCAACAACGTAGGCTGACCTCTCATCAAAGAGGAAAGCGACCGCCGCGTATCTTAGACAGTCTAGAGAATGGTCAAATACGTTATCCTTATGGGGCCTATCACTAATCGCTCCGTTAGCTAGCCTCGCCCACCTATACCCCTCGAAGCATTTAACGATACCTCTACGCGCGGGGTTCTTCGCTAGGTGCTCCGCTATATATAGCTTAGGGGGAGAGTCGACCGGCTCTAGCGCGGCTTCGATTACCTGTAGGCCGGTCCTAATGTCTTGGTCTTTCTTCGTTCTCATAGTGTGAACGCGGGTAGACGGTAAGGCCCCCTTTAACCATGCGTTCTCGCTCTTAACGGCTCGGTCGGCGGCTATGTCCGTAGGGGGCCTACCGTAGCGTCTCGTAGCGCTAAGGATATAGTCTCTAAGGTGGTCTCGGGGTATGCCGTCCTCGCAGTATTCATCGAAGACAATAACGGAGCCGTCGGGGGCCTTTTGAAAGAAGAGCACGCTAGGGTGCGAGTGTCCCCAGTCGACCGCCATAGAGTACGCCGATATATTAGGGTCATAGCGCCACGGTCTAAGGTGGGTACCCCTATCGAACATAGGAAACACTTGGCCCTCTGGTCTAAGGATACGCGCTTCTACTTCCTGCTCCCACTGTCGCTTAGAATAACCCGCTTGCAAGCTTTCCAGATACCCCGGGGGGAGGTGGGTATTAGCTCGGGTAGGCGCTCTCCCTACCCACCATTTACGGCGGACCTCCGCGGCTTCTAGCGCGGGTAGAGCTTCGGCTAGACTTCGGCGCTCGATAAACTTACCGACGACGCCCCCTAACCCTCTCGGCGTCGTCGTTACGTGTACTTGTAGGTACGGCGCCGAGGTATCGCGGATACGGCCTAGAAGCGTATCGAAGACGTAGCCGGGCCTACGCATAGCCTCGCTCTCGTCTATGTGTACGAAACTAAAGGAGAAACCGCGTAGCGAGTCGATACGGTCGGCGCTCCTTACGAAGAGCCTGCCCCCGCTAACTCCCTCGAAGGTAGCGGTAGAGTGTTTCCATTTTGAGAAAATAGGGTAGCCGTTTTTAGCCATCGTATCCGAGAAGGTACGTATAGTCGGTACTACACAGTGTAGGCATTGGTCGAAAGTCGGGGCGACGACCGCCGCGGACGCCCCGTTACCTACCTCCGATACGATAAAAAGCATCATAGTCTCGGCGGCTGCGAAATAGGTCTTACCCGCCCCGATACCCCCGAGGAGCATTTTAGCAGTAATTTCGCCACGTTGTGAGGTACCGGCTAGGTGCGCGCGTATTTGATGGGGGAGCGGGTTATACCCCGAGACAGCGCAAAAGAAGCGGAGAAGGGCGGCTCTATCTCCGCTCTCGCCTAGCTCTCTCCGTAGGTCCTCCCATCCTTTAAGCGTCGTTTCTTCCTTCATAGAGGGGAGCATATGTTATAACCGCCTTAGGTGGTAAACCTAGACTTAGGAGCGTTACGCGTATGGCGGACAATATACCCTCGGGCCTACAGTTACCTAGCACGGGTACAGACGACGAGAATGAGCCGGGCGGCTCTACTTGGCGCGATAACTCGCGTATTCTCTTTAAAATGTATTCGCGTTCTACCGAGGATGCACAAGAGCAACAAGAGAAGCTATACCCTACGAACTACGCTAGTCACGTACCCCGCACGGTCCCTTGGGTATGGAAAGTAGCGAGAGAGCTAGGCGGCTCTCTATATCTTAAGGACCCCTCTAGGGACTTCTTCTACAAGCGAGACGAAGACGGGGCTAAGGCGGGAGAGCAGTTACCCGACGCTACGCTTTCCCTTATCGACCGTATCTACCGCGGAGCCGACGTTAATAGTTGGCTTAAGTATAGCCACGAACTAACGATAGCCACAGGTAACGCGGCTCTATTCGTTATGCCTCTACCCTCTATTCTTGGCGTCCGCTTGGTATGTCCTCCTATCCACGAAGTAGAGGTAACGCTAGACGACCCCTTTTCTACGAGCGAGTTAGACGTTGCTAAGGCGTGGTTTAGAGTCCCTCTCGGTCGAGACCCTCAGGGTAATATCACCGTCTACGGCGTAGCGGAGATAACCCGCGAGTCGGCTACGTGGGTAGACGGGCCTCTAGAGGGTAAGGGTCTCTTTGCCGAAGACGGCTCTAACCCTATTGGAGAAGTTCCCCTTATCCAGCTACGAAGAAGCCCCGCCCCTCCGGGGAGGTGGTTTAGCGCGGAGCCTCAAGACTTGCTAGACGCTCAACGCGCATTAAACCATGATTACACGGACTTAGGTACCATTAGCCGTCTACAGGGTTTCGCCCAAGGGTATATCAAGGGTATGTCCTCGGAGCAGGTAGGAGACCTAAAGGGACTCGGTCCTAACACCTTCGTCGGTCTATGGGAAGATAGCGAGCTAGGTTTCGCTTCTCCGTCTCCCGACCTTAAGGGGTACCTAGAGCAGGTAGAGAGCTACGTTAAAACGGTTACCTCTGTTAACTCTCTTAACCCCGCTTCTCTAATGAATAAGTCGGCGGGGGCGACCGCTCTAGCTAAGCTAGTAGAGCTTCAAGATAGAGAGGTAGAGCGCTCCCGCCACGAAGAACAGTTCAGAAGAGCCGAGGCTAGGCTCTACCGTTTAATCTCTAAGTGGGTAAACCACCTTAGAGGACAGCCTAATCTTCTTCCTCCCGCCGACCTTAATATTACCTTCAGGTCCGCCGAGCCTCCTACCGACCCTCTACACTCTGCGCAGAGTAGTTCGCTCCGTATTCAATTAGGACTTTCTAGCGCCGTCTCTGAGCTTATGAAACAAGAAGGCCTAACCCGCGAAGAGGCTACCCGTAGGGTAGAGGATAACTTAGAGGCTACCTCTAAGATTAGCGGCGGCGGTAGGAGCCTCCTTAACGGAGCGCAAGTAACCGCGGCATTAGCCGTAGGGGAGAGAGTAGGGCAAGGGGCCTTAGACGTATCGGGAGGCGTGGCCCTTCTAATGGAATCGCTAGGAATGACCGAAGAAACGGCCCTTAAGTTTCTTTCGGGAGCTAAGCCGGTAGAGGTGGTCTAGCGTGTTAATGCCTAGTATTAAGTTAGAATGGTCCGCTAACTCTAATATACGTAACGAAGCGGTTAGGTTAGCCGAGCCTATTTTAAAGGCTACCGCCTACCTAGCCCATGCTACGAGAGAGCGGATTACGAATACGGGTAGGGCGGGAGATAATCGTAACTTTCGTAGATACGACAAACGTACCGCCGCTATTAGACGTAAAGCAGGGTATCAAACGCGGTTTAAAGACTTTAAGCGGACGGGTACTTTTTGGGGCTCTCTTAATGTTCGTCTACAAAGCCCTACGCGCGCCTCTACTAGATTCTCAGGTAAGGCGGGCATGGGCGGTAAATGGGGTAAGCGTAAATACCGTAGCCGCGAAAAGGTCCATGCGCGCGCTAAGAAATTGGTAGGTCAAGGTAGGTTCGGGGAAGCCGCCGAGGTAATGCGTACCGGGCAGGCGAAGACCTATAGACGTATCGGTAACGCCGACTTAGCGCGTATTCTTAACGCTGATGAGCGCCTCTCTATAATGCAGCCGACCGCTAACGAGATAGGGGTAGCCATCGAAGACATGGCGGCTATGTTGACAAGCGAGATATTGACGGCGCAAAGTATCGAACAAAGCGCGTTTACCGTCGCTAGACGAACGCGAAGCGCAGTACGCCGAGCTAATAAGGCTCTAGCGGCTCTAGGCTCTAATAGGCGGGTATGATGGTAGAAAAGAAGAAACGCCCTAAGAAGGTTACGCCTCCGCGTATTTTTGGTGTCGTAGTAATGACTAAACGCGTTACGAAAGAAGAAGACGCCGCGGCCCTAAAGGCTTTGGGCGCACGTATGTTTAAAGAGGACGAGGCGGGCTATCATTTCGAGTTAGACGAGCTAGCCGCTAAGTCTTACCGGGGGGAGTAATGCTTAAGAAGAAAACAGCGCCGAAGCCGAAGCCGAAGAAAGCCCCTGCCAAGCCGAAAGCCCCCGCGGCGTTTCCGCCTAACCCTAGCCGTAACTACGGCGCTCCGGTCTTCTCCGTCCGTACGGATGATAAAGAGAAGGCGGCGGAGTATGTCTTTAAACACGGCTTTAGGGTTACCTCTAAGGGCGCGTCTAATTACGAGCTTGTCGCGGACGCCCTAGCCTATGCTTCGTACAAGGGGGAGTAATGACAGAAGAGCTTAAGATAGCGGGCGCGCCCGCCGATAAACGCGCGGAGCTAGAAGCCGCGGCTACCGCCGATAACGCGGCTAGAGAGGCTAGCGCTAAGGCAGAAGCACAAGCTATCCGCGTAGCCGAAGAGCAAGCCCGGCAAGCCCGAGAGCGAGCGGCTATGGATAGGGCCTCCGCTCCCGCTCCGGTACCTTCTCCCGCTCCCGCTCCGGTACCTTCTCCCGCTTACGCTAAAGAAGCTCTTAACGAATCTAGAGAGCTTCGTATTCAAGCCGAAGCCGAGCGCGATAGGCTTAGGCAACTAGGAGACGAGTACGACGCTAGGCTTAGGCGGGAGCGAGAGCGGGACCGTATTACGGCTCTACGCGCTATGGGGGCTACGGGCTCTCTTTCAGACGAGCAGCTATTAACGCTCGCTCCCGACGTAGACCCCCACGCGCCCGAGGGTAAGACCTCTCTTAACGAATGGCGGGAGCGTAACGCGGGACTCTTCGCGGCTCCGTCCGCCCCCGCTATCCCTTCTCCCGAAGAAATGATAGCTAAGATACCGGCGGGGCGTCGTCGCTCGGCTTCGGGTCTATACGACGAGAAGTACCTAGCCGAGCTTCTACACCTTAACTTGGGGCGTAAGTAATGCCGCGAAAGAAGACAGAACAAAGCGCCGCTAATAGCGGTCTAGCTACCGTAACCGGGGACACGTTTAACTATGACGAAGCGGCGGCTAAAGCGGTCGTAGCGTCTAAGCGCATGATAGACGTTCTAGATAACGCGGAGCGTATGTCCATTGGTACGTGGTACTACCCGAGCGGTTGGCCTGATGAGCGCATGCGGTCTTGGTCCTTTATCCGTTGCGGTATGAAAAATAGCCCCGCGGCTTTGCAACTAGCCGCCCGCCTCCGCTCTTTCGGATATAGAGAAGCCCCCCGCGGTATTACGTGCGTAGGTTTTGAGGGGGACGGAGAGAATATGCTCGTTATGTGCGCTCCTATGGAGTGCCATAAAACTATGCGCTCTTATAACGCTCAACAAAAGCGGAGGGTCGCGTACGCGGTAGCAGATTCCTTCTCGGACGTAAGTATAGGGGGCGCTAAGGTCTCCGTTACAGGTAACGAGGGTAGGGGTAACGATTCGGACTTTACGTCCGCTCTAAGGGGCTCTAAGACGCGCTAGGGCGTTTCTGTGATCACTCGTCCGCGTATACCTCTCGGGTAGGCCCTAAGATAAAGTCGATACAGGCTACCGCCTTTTCTTTCCCTTTATTAGGAGTCCGCCAACATGGCCGATATGACTACGAGCAACGTTAAGGCGACGGCTGTTAAAGCCTTTTTCGAGGGCCTTATTACGCCGAATGATAGCGTAATCACTGAGGTTTTGACCTACGAGGACGTGGATGCGCCCGCCCTTCGTAAAGCCTCTCTTACGGGTATCCCCGACCCCGGTACTTGGACCGCGGGAGACGACCTCCCGAGCGCCGCCATTACCTCCGAGGGCGCCGTTACGATGGACTACCAAGCGTACGGGGTTAGCGTTGATATCAATCCTTACGACGTTATGGATGTGCCCGGAATTGTTGAGAAATCAGCTAACAAGCTCGGTCGCTCGGTCGCTAATAAGCGCGCTAAGCTCGCGTTTACTTTGCTCCAAAATATGTTTACGGACGACTCCGCGGACGGTGTCGATATTGTTTCCGACCAGCATACGACCGCCGCGGGCGGTTCTAACTACCGGAACAATAAACTTACGTCGGCTTTGGACATTAGCTCCTTTAACGCCGCTATCCGTAAGTGCCGAGAATGGTTGAACTTTCAGGGTCAATCGATGGATTGGGCCGACGTGCGTAAATTTTTAATCGTCCCCCCGGCTCTCGAAATGACCGCCCGGCAGGTCCTCGGGTCTCCGTATCAGCTTACGACTATCGCTACTACCGAAGTAGGGTCAGGCGGGCACGGCGTAGCGGCGGCGGCTCCGTCGCAAGGTCTTATGAATCCTTCCGGCTTGTACAATACCGTATTGATTGTAGACCCTTACGCGACAGACGATAACAATTGGTCGCTAGTCGCGGAGCCCTCTTACGGTAATCCCTTTACGTTTTGGGATAGGCAAAAGCCGCAATTTTTCGCGGCGGTCGAGGACCAGGATTCGCTTAAGGTCAAGCTCCGATGTCACTGGGCTTCTATTGCTAAGTCGGGCCCGGAGCCCGATGGCGTTATTGGTAGTCTCGTTAGCTAAAGCTCGGGGGCTATGTGCCAGCATTAGAGCTAATAGAAGATAAGGCGACGACGGTAAGCTATACGCCGTCGTCGCTTTCTTCTCGTCCTACTTCGGCTACGTGCGTTTTTAAGACGCCGAGCGGGTCTACAAAAGAGACCCCCTCCGTTACCGTAGCCGCGGTAGGTTCGGGCGGGTACGCGTCGGTCTCTACGGTTACCTCTCAAGTTGTAATAGTTGTAGACGACGCTACCGGCCTAACCCCGGGCGCTCCTATATGGATAGAGACCGCGGACGGATGGAAAGGCCCCGCCCTCGTAGACGAGGTAGAAGGGACGACTATTACGTTAGAGTCCGCCCCGCCCGGTACGCTTACTACCGCCGCTAAGCTCTACGGGCTTCTCCTTACGGCTAGTATATCCGCGGCGTCTACCGCCGAGCGAGACAAGTTTTACCGGCTAGAATGGACGATTACGAGCGAAGACTCTAGCGTCTCCCTCTTTCGAGAGGTGGCCCACGTCGTACGAACGCAATTCGCCGACCCTATCGACCCCTCGGGCTCCGAGGTTAAAAGGTACGTAGCGGCTAATTGGCCCGGTATGGCGGCTAGTAAGACCGCCGGATGGTTTCGCACTATCGCCCGTAGAGCTAATAATAGGGTCCGTACGCTTATCCAAGCTAACGGGGACTTCCCCTACCTCGTCGGCTCTCCCGACGTCTTCGTAGATAGCGGAGCGGGGCTAGCCGCGGTACGTATCGAACTAGCCCATCAAAACTTAGTACCCGGTGACTACGAGATTACAAGCTACGTAGACCTTACTACCTCCGAGCTACTCCGAGCTATTCGCGAGTCTATGGCTAATACCTACGTCGATAGAGGTGATACCGATTCGGTACTATCGGGAGACGTTAGGCAGCTAGCTATTATTCCTTCGGGTAGAAGGTGAGAGCGAGCGCCGTTAAAGCGGCTATTATCTCCGCTATCGAATCGATTACCCCCGACTCTAACGTAGGCGGGGAATCCTTCGTAGCGGTAGAAATGGGAGGACGAGACCCCGGGGTTATTAGCGAAAGAGCGTTCGAGGTAGAGCTTACCGGCGTAACACCTTCGATACTGATCACAGAGTCCGCGCAGGTCGTAACCTTTACCCTTACGATTTACTACGCGAGCTACCCCGACGTAGAAGACCGAATAGCGGACGACGCGGAGCGGGTAGTAAAAAAGTTAACCCGGCTCTACGAGCAAGGGGACGGCGATATATACCGGGCGGACTTCGCTGAAGTTATGGTATCCCCCTCGGGTATTATCGACGGAATGTTAGAAGCGTCCGCGGGCGTCTCAGTTACCTACAGAAGAACCGGAGTATAGAGCATGGGAATCCCTACTAGTATTGGTCGTTTCGCCGTGAAAGAGCAAAGCGCGTGGGGTACGCCCGCTAGCGGTTTTGCTAACGCTAACTTCGTAGAGGCTCAAATCGTAGTACCTACGCCTACACAGGCTTCGGTACAAGCCGAGGTTATGCGGGCTAGCTTCTTTGCTACTACTCGCGTAGCAGGCGGTAAGGGCCCTACCGAGATTTCTCTTACGATGCCTTTACACGGTTTCTCTACGGCGGCTCCTACCGGAGAAGCTACCGAGCACCCTGACGCAATGCTATTGCGCTCCGTTCTAGGTACCGCGGGGCAAAACGGATATGCGACCGACCTTAACGGGGGCTCGGCTATTACGGCTACGGTCGACTCGGGTACGGCTGATATTGCGGGGTATGCTCTTCTAGCCCCTATGAATGGTACGAGCCCGCTTGAGTACTCCGCCGGGTGGGTAAAAGAGAAGTCGTCCGGTACCTATACTCTACAGCGTAATTGGGCTCTCGACTCGGCGGGCTCTACTCAACAGCCCGCCGCTAGCGGTACGCTCTACGGCTCTAACGTCGTAGCCCTTACGAATACGCAGCCTACCGCGTTTACTCTAGAGTGGCTCGGGGCTTCGGCTAACGTTAACTATACCTTCTCCGATTGTGTAGTTACGAGCGCTACGATTACCCTTAACGCTCGGGAGCAACCTACCCTAGCCGTTACGATTCGCTCGGCTAATTGGACTAATAGCGCGTCGGGGGGAGCGCCGAGCGCCGCTGCTCTATCTAACCGGCCACAAATGCCCGTGGTCCTTAGCGATAACGGGGCGCGCGTTGTAGATGCAAACGGAGAGCAAAAGGCGGGGTCGGCTACTATTAGCCTTACTTGTGACGTAGCCGACGAGATTAACTACGACGCCTCCCAAGGTATCGCGCGTTTCGTAGTTACAAAGCGTACGGTAGAAATGAATATTGTTAGCCCCGCTAGTAACGGCTCTCCTACGCCTTCTAGCCTCGATAACCCGGCTAGCCTTCTCGCCCCCGGTACCGCCGCGGGCGCTTTGCAGTTAGACGCGGGCACTACCCCCGGGCGCTCCTTCTCCGCTCTTATCCCTTCGGGACAACTAAAAGAGCTTCAAGCGCTTGGAGATGCTAACTCGCTTGTTAGCGTTACTACCGTCGTAGAGTGTGCTATCTATAGCGGCGATACGACGGACGGCTCCTTACCTGCTATTGCTAATACGCCTTTCCGTCTAGCTTTCCTTTAGGCTTACGGATGGGGATTCATGGCATTAGGACTTATTAAGACGACGGAACGGGTAACGCTTGTATGCACTAGCGACCCCGCCTTAGGCGGAGATAGCGACGAATGGAAGAGGCTAGAGACGGTAAAGAGCGCGAAGAAGAAAGGCGCTACGCTCGTTACCGTCCGCGCGCTAAACGACCGAGAGGTTATGAGGTGCGCGGCTTCTTTTCGCTCTATCGACTTCGAGAAGGTAGACGAAGAGTCTACCCTACAGTTAGCCGAAGCTATGGCACGTATCGTAGAGCTAGCCTTCATCAGCGCCGAAGAAGGCGGGGAAACTTGTACGAACGTCGATACCGTTCTACAGGCTATCCGTACGGGCCCTCTCGTCTCTCTAGGCTCTTGGATTCTAAACGAGTCGGGGACGGGCGCGGACCCTACCTAAGCGAGCGCGTCCGCGTAGCGGCTTGGTTAGACGTGCTCGCAGAAGCCCACGGTCTTAAATGTGCTAGCGGAGATACTAGCGGGTGTCGCGGTACGTGCGAGGACCGGGCGGGCTTCTATCTTGGTACCCCTTGGGAGAGGTGCCCGGTAGCCGAGTTAAACAGAGACGAGCGGATTAGATACGTTCTTACTCTAGAGCACCATAGCAAAATGTCCCCCCTTTCCGACTGGCCCGACGGCTTCGCCGCTTGGGTACCTTCTATATGGTCCGAGCTTGTCCAAGCCCGCGCCCGCCGACAATCGCATAGGCTAAAGGGGTAGGTAATGGCCGTTTCGGGTAGCGTAAAGCTAGAGGTAATCGCCCAAGCCGAAGAGAATATTAGAGCCGTCCTTAAGGCTTCTAATCAAGCGATTAAGTCTACCTCTAGAGAGCTAGAAAACGCGTCCGATTCTCAGGCTAAAATGGGCTCGGTAGTCGATTCCGTTAAGGCTAAGGTAACGTCCTTTAAGGGCGCTATCGTAGCCATGGGCGCCGCCGCCGCGGTAGCGGGCGGTAAGCAACTATTAGAGCTAGCTAAAAACGGCGCCGCGGTAGCCGACCAGCTAGACGCGGTTAAGTCTCGCGTAGCTAACGCCGAAGAGATTATAGCCGCTACTAGAGAGGCTACGTCCGGGGTCGTAGATGATGCCGCTATTCAAAAGGGTATAGCGCTCTTCGACGCTTTCGGCCTAGAGCTTGCGGCCTTGCCTGGCCTAATGGAGCAAGCTAGTAAAACCTCTATTCGTACGGGTGATAGTGTAAACTTCCTAATTCAGTCAGCAATAACAGGGGTTTCCAAGCTTGAGCCTGCCATCTTGGATAACCTCGGACTACAAGTCCGCCTATCCGAAGCTACTCAAGTAGCCGCGGATAAGTTCGGTAAAGAAGCTAAGGCGGTTACCGATACAGAGACGAAAGCGGGTATGCTCGCTCTCGTCCTTAAAAAGCTCGGTACGCTTAATAAAGATATCGACCTTAATAACTCCCGCGTTGCGTCTATCCAGCGTCTAGAAGTCGAGTATAAGAACCTATCGGATACTATCTCTAGCCGCTTCGTTAACGTCCTTCTAGGAGCTAACGACGCTGTATCTAATATCTCCGAGGTGATGAATACGGAGTTAGTTAACGCGGCTCGTAGGGCGGGAGACGCGATTAACGCTACGGTTAACGAAATGTCCGCGGCGGCTAAGGCGGCTATTAAAGTCGATAGGGCCTTAGAGCGTATTGGCTTAACCGCCCGTGCGAGAGCCGAAGAAGAGCGCGCTATAGTCGAAGAGACGCGGCGTATCGAAGCTACGGTTAATAGAGAGAAAGCCGCTTCTATGAAGCAGCTAAAGAAAGACTTAGCGGACGAGCTAGACGCTATAGACGCTAAGATACGTAACGAGAAACGCTTTAACGCTATCCGTAATAAAGCCTCCGCGGCTATGGATAGGGCGCGCGATAAAGCGAAAGAAGTAGCGGCGTCTAGACTAGCCGAAGAGAAGGAGACCTTAGAAGGTATCCACGCGCGGAGAGACGCTACCCTAGCCGAGCTAGACGCTATTACGGGAACGGCTAAAAACTCCCGAGAGATTCGAGAAATACAAAGCGAGATAACGGCTTTACGTAAGCAGTCCGAGACCGCCGCTAAAGGCGAAAAAGCGGGTATCGAAGATACGATTAATCAGCGCCTAGAGCTTATTAACACGCTTACCGAAGAGGATAAGAAGAGCACTAAGAGACGCGGTACGCGTAAGAAGGTAGAGAAAGACATTACCTCCGAGATAGCCGAGCGTATTAAGGCGCAAGTCTTCGCTAATAAGCTAGCTACTACGCAGTCCGAGAGAGATAAGGTTAGGCTACGCTTCGAGGAGAGAAGCCGCAAGATTAACGTAGAGATAGCGGCGCTAGGTAAGGCTACTAATAAAGACGACCTTAAAGCCGCTATGATTAAGGGCGCCGAGCTAGATAGAGACCAAGCGTTAGCCGACCTTAGAGTAGAGGGAGAGACCGCCGCCGCCGCCTCTCTCCGTAGGGCAAAAGAGCAGTTAGAGTTAACTAAAGCCTCTACCGATATAGAAGAGATACAGATAGCTCTTAAGCACGAACTAGGGGAGATTAACCGAGACGCCCTTAGCCTAGAAGAAGCGAAGCTTAACGCTAAAGTTGCCCAAGCTAACGCCGAAGAGCGGATTAAAGAAATACAGGACGACCGCCGAGAGCAACTAGCCTCCGATATAGCTAACGTAGTAGGCGGGGGCTTCGGTGAAATGTCCGAAATGTTTAGCGAGCTAGACGCTAATCTAGACGCTCTTAACCGCCCTAAGCGTTACGAGTCTATCGCTAAGGGCTTTGCAGGCATTGCGGCTCAATCTCAAGAAATAGCCTCTAGCGTAGGTAAGTTCGTAAGCACGGTAGGAAAAGGTAACGCCGAAGTAGCTTCGGGCGTAGCGGCTAGCCTCGGCTCTTTAGGCCCCGCCGTAACGGGCTTCGTTAACGGGGTTACCGAAAAAGCGGTAATCATGGCAGCGTTTGAAACGGCTATGGGAATCGCTACCTTGTTTAGCCCTACGGGGGAGTCGGCTAGCCATTTCGTAGCGGCGGGTATGTTCGCGGCTATGGCGGGTATATCTGCATCTCAGCCTACAGGGGCTTTACCCGAGTCGACCGCCGCCGCCGCCGCCTCGGCTATTACCCCCGCGGCGGACCCCCAAGAAATGGAAGCCCAAAGAATCACGGTAAATCTAGGCCCGGGGATGATTATGGGACTACCCCAGCAACTAGGGCGGGCTATCTCCGAGCAAATAAATAGCATGTCTAATACGGGCATGAATAACACGGCGTTTTAATGGCTAGCGGTTTCGATTATCTCGGGGTTCTTTGTAAGGTCGTTAGCGGGTGGTCCGGTACGCTTACCCTTACTAACACCTCTACGAGCGTTTCTAGCTCCGTTACCCCCCGCCCTAGGTCTAGCGCTTTAGAGGTTATGCTAGACTTCGTTAGGGAGGCTAGGCGGGTACACGGCGTAGAGGTCTTCTTCTACGTTAACTCGTTCGTTAAGGTCGTCTTCGTTATCCCGGGCGTTACCTTTAACCTTTCCGCTACAGGTACGACGGGTACTAAGCTCGGCTTAACCTCGTCCGCTACGGGCGTTACTAGCTCGCATATCTTCCCCGACGTTATACCTAACTCCGCCGTCCCCCCTTATGGCGCTAGGGTCCGCCTCCCCTTGGTATCAAAAAAGAAAGGAGATAGCCTCTTAGCGGGTGGACTAGGGGTAAAGGCGGGTAACGCCCGTAGCGGGGGCTCTCTTATTCTCTACGGCGATTTATCTACGGACTTTACCTTAGCCGGTACGCTAGCCGCGGGGGGCGTTTACGACTTCGCTATACCTAGAACGAACGACGCGACGAACATAACTACGCTATCTCGCTTTATGTTAAGCTCGGTAGGCGTGGGTAGCTGGGGTAGGCTCGGCTCTATGGGGCGGGTTAGGTGCGCTATCCAAGGGGTTAGCGAATGAGCTTAACCAATACTTGGCCCGAGCCTAAAGCGTGGCTCTATGGCTTCGTCGATACGTCTACCCCGGGCTACCGTAAGTTTACGGTTAATATTGCTTCGGGCTCTCCCTCTACTAGCCCTACCCTCGTAACCGTACCCGACGGCTACTACTCTTACCCCGAGTATCTTAGCGCGGTTAATAGCGTAGCGGCTTCGGCGGCTTCTGCTAGTGTAAGCGTAGACGCTATCGGTAGAGTAACCGTTACGGGTACCGCCCCTCTTACTTGGGTAGACCGCCTCGGGTGGTTTCTCGGGCTAGGTACTAAGCCGGGGGATACCTCGGGTACTTCGGGCTCGGTATCGGTCGTAAGCGGAGAAGTACCGCCCGCGGGAGTCCCTCTTATGTCCGCTACTTGGACGAGCATAGATAAAGCTCTAGAGTCTACGGTTACGGTAGACAGGCATAAACGAGGACACGGGTACCTATTCGGAGAAAACGACGTTGTTAGGGTTACCGTCTTAATGCACGTACAAAGCCTCCGCGCCTTTTTATCAGGGTGGGTATACAGCGGAGAGGTAATCTTATCGGGTAAGGCTCCTAACTCTTTTGCAAGCGATAGCCCTTGGAGTCCTACTAATACGGACGGGTACCTACGCGGCTACGTAATCGGAGTAGAGAAGGGTAAGTGGGTAGACGATACCCAAACGCTATACCGTACCGACCTACTATTAACGAGGTCTTAACGTGTCTTCTACCTTCTCTACCCTTAGACAACGCGGCTACTCGACCTTCTACGCTCTTCGTATCGAGGGAGTCCCCTACACCTTCTACGAGGGGCCCGTACCTAAGCGGGTAGATTCTGAGGCGTACCCCTCGGCGGGGGCGGGGTATAACGGTTCGGCGTCTCTAGCCGTAATAGACGAGTCGAGGATAGACCAAGAGATAGAAAGGAGAGGGGCGGTTACGCGCGGTAAGTCTCTCCCGCTCCTTTTGTCTTGGAATGTTCTAGAGGACGAGGGGGTATTAGACGACCTCTTTAGGCGCCCGGCTTACTTTACGACTCTTACCGCGGACCTTAGCGGTACGGCTACTACGGTAGCGGTTCTCGATAACTCTAGCTTCCCCTCGTCCGGTAGCTTCTACCTTGGTAAAGAGTATATAAAATACACGGGTAAGACGGGCTCTACCGCCTTTACCGGCTGTACCCGCGGCTATCTCGGCTACCCTTACCTCTTTCGTAAAGACGACCCCGGTAGCCACGGTATATTGACCCCTACCCCGTACGCTTGGAAGGGTCGTTATATTACCCTCTACGAGCATTTAGTAAGCCCCGAGGGTCGGATACTAGACGATACGCTTTGCGAGGGTAGCTATAGCCGAGAGCTTTTTAAGGGCTTTCTTACCGGGCCCCCTAAACCGGACAAGCTCGGTATGCGTTTAGACGCTCTCCCCTTGCAAAGGGCTTGCACGCTAGAGCTAGGCTCTAACCTACAGGGTACGACAATAGGCGTAGACCCTTCGTGGGATTCGTCCCCGATGGCGGCTGATTACCCTATATACGTAGACGAGACCTCTACGGTTACCTTTACCGTTAAGCCTAAAACCGCGGCCTCTACTTGGGGAGACCAGAAAGCGTATACGGTCCCTACTATCGAAACGGGCGCCGCCGCTCCTACGTCTCTCCATACTATCTCGGGGGACTCGATACCCCCGGGGGTATATACGGTAGGACAATGGGCCCTCCTCGTTTTATCTCGTCTTAAATACGCTATGATTAACGACGCTAGCGTATCGCCTTCTTACTCTAACTCTCTTTCGGGGTTTATCTCCGTAGACGTAGGTATAAAGGGGCTTAGCGCGGGCGAAGGTATTACGCTCGGAGAATATACCCAAGTCCCCGTTATACGCTTCTCCTTTGCGGGAGATATGGACGCTTATTCCTACCCGGTTTCTATGTTCGTAGACCCCGGCCCCGGGGCATACTGGGCGGAGAGTTTAGGGGTAGACCATATAACCCCGTCTGATACCTATCAGGCGTGGCAAAATGGCTACGTAAGTTTCGACCTACGCTTAGACGTACGTAAATCTAAGTATCTAGTCGTTAAGAATCTAGAGGGAGACTCGGCGTTAGACTTTACTATCGAAGACACGGGGCTAGCTTCTGTAGAGGCGGGCGATAACTCCGAGGTAGTTAGGTGGGACGCTAAGTATGATACGTCGGCTTTCGGGGTATCTATCTCGCCTTACGTCGTACTTCGAGTAGTAGAGCGGATGATAGGGGCGGAATACGCTACCGTCCCCCAGTTAGCCGCGGACCTAGGGGTAGACGGTACTATTAATATCGTCTCGGGTATTATCGATAAGCTAGACGTAGCGGCGGCTACGTTTATCGAGTCTAGCGGTACCGGGCTTAGGGGCGATAACGATACGCTAGGTATCGGATACGGCTTAGGTATCCCCTCCGCTTGGTTAGACCTTAACGGCGTAGGGGCTAGCCCCTCTATTACCGAAGCCCTCCCCTTAATAGCTATCGGGGGCGCCTCTTTTGAGGACATATTTTCAGGTTGGTATCAGCTAGAGCAAGTGTGCTTAGCTCTACGTAGAGACTCGTCTAACGTCCTTCGTCTAATGAAGGTAGAAACGTCCCCGTCTAAGGTAATATCTACAGACGCCCTCGGCTACTTAGGTAGTGCATTAGCTAAAGCCGACGTCGTAGTAGGGGGGACGGGTATACCGAGCGTCGTAATAGCGCCTAACCAAGTTAGCGTAGATACTACGGTAGGCCCTTACGAGTCCGCTCAATACGCTTTTAATGCGGTAGGTAGAATCCAAGCGGAGGGGGCCTCTTCTTTAAGCCTTACCGTACCGGGCGGACGCTCGGACGTAATCGCTTCGGGCGTTCTTTCGATTATGGCGAGGGGCGCGGGGCAATCGGTAGTAAGTTTCCAAGTAGCCCCTTGGGTAGAGATTCAAGTAGGAGACCCCGTAGAGGTAACCGTAGCGCACCCGCTTTTATACGATTGGTCTAGCGGTACTCGGTCGCCTAGCTCTATCGCGGCTAGATGTGTAGGCCAGTCTTACAACCTAAAGACCGGGGAGCAGAGTTTAACGCTTCTCTTAGGCGGTCTATTAGAGTCGGCTCTATGGCTATGCCCTACGGTTAACGTAACTAACGTATCGGGTAACGACGTTACGGTTAGCTACGGCGGATACTGGAAAGACGGAGAGCGGGTTAGGCTCTATAACCGAGGTAAGGAGGGCTCCGAAATGTCCGACGTTTTGATTAGTACGGTATCGGGTAACGTTCTTTCTCTCTCGTCTTCGGCTCCTTCGTGGCTTGATACAAGCTCTAAGGCTACTATCCCCGATTACTCGGTAGCGTCTACCGCTCAACAAGCCCCCTACTTGTTTACCCGCGTAGATAAACAGTGGAGCGCCTAGAATGGCTTACGAACCTAACGCCCCCGACGCTTGGAATACGCCCGCCCCCGGTAATACGTCGGCCTACACGGCTCTTTTGACTAATGACGCCGAGCTATACGAGCAAGCCCCCGGGGTAGTAGCGAGCGCTTACGGCCCTTACCCCTCGGCTACGGACGGTAGCGCTACCCGGCTTTGCTACTTTGCAGTCCCCGGTAACTACGACGACCGTAAGGTTACGGTCTACTTTACCTATAGCGTTACAGGCGGCTCGGCTACGGTAACCCTTACCTTAAGTAACGCGGACGACTCTGCTACGGATACGGTTACTAGCGCGTCTCTTAGCGCTTCTTCGGGTAGCTATGCCTTGACCCTTACTCCCTCTAATACGAGCGCCGCCTCTACCCCTCGCTACGCCTATCTAGACGCTACGTGTAGTAGCCCTAATAAGATAACCATAGCCGCTATTATGGTCCTCGTTAACTACGACTATAGCGGGCTTTCCGCCCCCTCGGGCGTAATGTCTTCGGGTTATATCCCCGCCCCTTCGTCTTCGTGGTCTACCGGGGGCTCTCCGGTACCTACGGAGCTTATAGACCGGCTTACCGATAACCCCTACCGCGTCGCTAAGGACCGTCTACAAGCTATCTTTTCTCTCGTTCAGCCGATAGAAGACGCTAACCGCGGGCTCTTCTTTACCGATACCTCGGGAGCTACGGCGGGTATTACTAACCTAGCCCTACCGCAAAAGACCTTAGACGTTAACCCGGGCGTCCCTCCTAAGGTTCGGATATGGGCTTACGTAGAGAGGACGAGTACCGCTACGGCGGCGGTCGTAGTAAGCGTAGGGGATAGGTCCGCCGTATTAACGGGCTACGGTATTCTTACTACTACCCTAGAGCTAGGGGGGTCCGAGTTCGGGGCGGCTTATCAGCCGTCTAAAATATGGCTATCGAAGGCTACGGGCTCGGGGTACGTGGCTCTTCGCACGCTTCAGATAATCGAGGAGCCTAGTTAATGCCTACCCTACGCTTACCTTCGTTTCTCCCTCTCTTACCCGAAAAAACCGCCGCCTCTATCGACCCTCGTAAAGCGAGCCCCGCAGCTCCCGCGCATATCGACGCTCTACAGCATAGCTTAGCGACGGGAAGGCATAAGGGTATCGGCGTCGGGCTCTACCTTACGGACGGTAATACCGCTACGGTCTTAGCCCCGGTACCCCCCTCGGTCCTTTACCTCGGGGTTTCGGGATATATCGGGGGCTTCGGAGAGGTGTCTATCGTTTCGTCTAACGATTCTAACGCGCGCGTCTTTACCCCCGCGGGTAATAATACGTCGGTCCCTACCGGGCTTACGTACTTCTCTACGAGCGGAATACCCGGAGCCGTAGAGCAGAGCCCGATAAAGGTGCGCTCGGATAGCTTAGGCTCGGTCCCTTGGACGTGGACTATAGAGAGCTTTACCGTAACCTTTACGACCTCTAGCTTAGGGGACGGCGTCTTACACTCTCTCGCGTTCCATCCGGTATGGCTTAATAACGATATCGATTAGATTACCGTGATCACTCGAAGGCCCTTATATAAGCCCGTAGCGGCTAAGGTGTTACCATGCAAAAGAAAGCTATCACAACAGGTACCGGCGCTACTCAAGACCTCGACGCGGCTACCCTTGGATACGCCCCCGGGGACTACGCTTACCATTATATTCAGGTATTCGGCTCGGGCTCCGAGACGTTCTCTATCAAGGCTAAAGCCGAGGGTAGTAGCGTCTTCGCCGCGTGCGCTTCCCTTGCATCCCAAACGCTACCCCTCGGGTCTATGGTCGCGGTTACGCCCGACCATGCAGGCGGGTTTGAATCTTTACAAGTAGCCTTTTCCGGTAGCGTTACAGGCTATACGGTACTCGTCGCTAGCATGAATCGCGCTGGTCTCGGGGAGCGTTAGCAATGGAAAGAGCTTATGCTAAAATCACTCGCCCCGTTAATAAGCCGGGCGGTTACAAGTCTAACGGCTACGGAAGCTCTAATAGCCCTCGTAAAAAGCTACGAGGAGCAAAAAGTAACGGAGCAGGGTCAAAACGCGGGGCCTATGGTGGCGTTCTTTCAAGTCGACGGGGGGGGAAGCGGTAAGCCCGTCGCATGGTGTGCTTACTTCGTCTCTTCGTGTCTTCGTACGCTCTCTAGATGCGGCTTTAAGGTCGACTCTCCGGGGGCTTCGGGGCGCGCGGTCTCTTTTTGGCAACGTGCAAGGGAGGACCAACGGGTAGAGCGGGAGGATATCTTTAACCTCGACGACCCCCGCGGGCTTATCTTCGTCCGTACCCGTACCTCTAAGCCTGTATCCGATAGGGAGAGGGCGCGAGACGGTAAAAAGACGGCGGGGCATACCGGCTTTGTTACGCATATTTCCGAGGACCCCGATACCGGAGAGCCTCTTATCTATTGCGTAGCGGGTAATAGCACAGGTAACGGCCACGCTAGCGGTACGGGCGGGGTATGCGTAGAGGTTATTTCTAAGGGCTCTCTCGCTTGGAATAGGCTTGTAGGCTTTGTAAGGGTTACGTAATGTCTATTAACGCTTGGATTAGGTCTAACGTCGGTCTCGTAGCGGCTTGGGTAGGTATCGCGGTTACCTCTCTTATCTCGGTCGGCTCTCATTACACCCTAGCTAACGTGCATATCGAGAAGACCGAAGAAAGCTTAGTAGAGCTAGACGAGCGAGTAGACGAGCACGATGGCCTCATTAGGCAACTACGAAGCGACGTTAGAAGCATTGCCGAGAGCCAAGAAAGGGCGATAGACGTTATTGCTAGAACGGACGAAGGCCTACGCTCTCTAGAACAAGTTACAGCCGAGCTTCGAGCTATGCTTAAAGCTCATAGGGGGAACAAGTGAAAACGCATACGAAGTTAGCAGATACAGCCGAGGTCGCTACGTGGCTTTCAGGGTGCGTAGCTCTCCTACTTCACTACTCGGGGTCTAACTCCCTATCCCCGGAGACGCTCGGAGCTATGATTACCGCGGCTCTCTTACCTCTCGCTATGGGGGTAGTCCGGCTCGTTAGCCGTTATCTCTCTTCGGCTAAGGGCGATAATCCCCCGCCCGACGAAACCGGCTTTACCTCCGTAGCGTTACTCCCTCTTATCGCCGCCCTCGGCGTTATCCTTATGATTACCCTTAGCGGGTGCGGGGCTAACTACCACCTCTATAAAGGTGGATGGAAGTTAGACAAAGCCGAGTGCGGTACCCGCCTTACGGTCTACGGAGACGGAGACCCCGAGGTATCGGTTATCTGTATTAAGGAGAGCGCCCCCCTTAAGGTCGGCCCTAAGGTTAAAGCTAAGCTATGCGGGGGTAGCTAATGGCTCTTACGGACGGAGAGAAAGACGCTCTAGAATGGGCTATGTTAGTCCCCGGTCTTCTCCGCGCTATCGGCTCGGCTACCGGGGACGAGGGCTTTAATACCGCCGCGGACGCGCTATCTAAGGTACCCGTCTCGAAGATAGGCGCTACCCTCGGTAAGCTACGTACCGACCGTATCTCTATTGAGGCGGGCGCTATTGAGATAGACGACGCCGTAGACGTTGAGTAACAACGAGGGCGCGCCCGTCTTTATCGGTAGTCTTCTCGAAGTCGTCGTAGAGCTAATCTTAGAGGCGGACGGGGCGCATACTTACGCCGTGATCACAGAAGGCGAAGAAGACTACGCTAAAGGAGAGGGGCGGCTTATCCTTATCCCCCCTAGGGCGGACGCGTAAACGCTGTACCGCAAGGCCTCCGCGTATATTTAGTACGCTTTATGCGTTTATTCTATTGCGCCTACCTACCTTCTCGGCGTACCTTCTCTACGTACTAACGCCCCGGTAAGGGGAAGGAAACGAGAGAATGAACGACGCAACCGAGACCATGACGACTAAAGTTATGGGTATGATTTCTAAATGGTCCGACTATCCAACCGCGGATATTTACTTAGACGGCGCCCGTATCGGGCGGGTAGCTCTAGAAGACGGAGAGCGCCTTAACACTTACGAGCCGCGCATAGAAGCTCGCTACTCTGTTACCATCTACCTTTGGAAAGCCTCCGTTGCTACGTGGTGGTACCAGAATAAACGAGACCGAGACGTGGACTATAAAAACTGCGCTACCTTTTACTTCCCCGCGGCGGACTTCCCCTCCGCTCGTAAGACTAAGGACGTACCCGAGAACCTGAAGGACTTCGTTAGCCGCGTCGTTACGGGTCTCGTCGTAGAGTAGACCCCATACCCGCGCCCCCTACCAAGCCCGCCCGGCATTAGCTCGGCGGGTTTTTTTACGCCTTACGCGTTTATTCGCTTGTTAAGTTACTCTCTATGCGTATACTCAGGGGGAATCAACGCCCCGGTAAGGGGAAGGAGCCGAGAGAATGACTAAGGTTTACGACAACGCGGGCATCGTTCACTTCGGAAAAATGGAGGGAGACGCCGAGGCGGGGGAGATGGATATCTACGCTACCGTAGAGCAAGGGGTAGAGCCCGTCGTTATCGGACATATCGAGAAGATTACGGACGCCGAGGACGTAGGGCTTACTACTTGCGTTTGGCGGCATACGGTAGAGGCTTACGAGCTTGTCATCTATTCTCACGCCCGCGGGGCCTCCGGTCTTAAGGTTAACCTCGTAGGGCTCGAAGGGTACGACGCGCACCTTAGGGGGCTAGTTACGCCGTACCTCGACGAAGACGGAGACCTTACCCGCACCTTCGAGGTCGAAGAGGGTAAGTCCGCTCTCTACACTCTCGGACAGGTTAAGCGCTTCGTTAAGGGCGTCGTAGCCGGATGGGACTACAATAGCCCCGGGGTTAAGGCTTACGTCTCGGGTAACGAGACCGAGACCGAGACCGAGACCGAGACCGAGACCGAGACCGAGACCGAGACCGAGACCGCCCGCTACGACTTCGAGGAGCAGGACCCCCGCGGACACGAAGACACGCGTATTAAAATACGCCGTAACGGGGTAGCCATTGGCCTCGTTTGTACGGCTTTCGGCGTCGCTAAACACCCTTACGAGGTTACGCTACTCGGTAGCCGCGTTACCTTCGACGCCTCTGTTATCGAGGCTTACGCGGCGGACTATTACGTAGAGGACGGCGTTATAGAGCTACGCTCGGAGTCTCTAGACGAGCTTAAGCGCTTTGTCGAGGAGGTCGTTACGGGTTTTGCTAAGCCCGTCTCTACGACGGTCGTAGACGGCGATACCGTTTACTTCGTCCGCCGCGTTAACCCCGGTAACGAGTACGGCGTTAAGGTACGAAACAGCCCGCCGCTTGTAGCTAAACGTACTCTAATCGAGTTTTACGTTAAAGAGACCCCCGGCTATTCGTGGGATAAGCTAGAGGAGATACACGGGCCTCTAGGGTACTTCGTCTCTCGGTATTACTTGTCTACGCTTAACGCGAGCCGGTACGACTCGGAAATCCTCGACCTTGGAAGTGGCTACGAGATTAGCCGAGAGAAGGTTAGCGGCGCTCTTGATAGCCTCTACGCCCTTAACCTACACGTTAACGCCCCTTAGGCTTAGCGCCGAGAGGGGCGAGCCTAGATAGGTTCGCCCCTCTAACGCTACGCCTAAGCGTGGTTTAACTAGACTCCCCGGTAAGGGGAAGGAGCCGAGAGAATGGCCGAGCTTACTGTTACTTTTACCTACGAAGAGCTTAAGGCGCTCGCTAAGAAGAAGGCGGGCGAGGTAGGCATACCTAGCGCGGTTTTAGATACGCGGGCTATCTATGCTACGGCGTCTTACGACTTTTGTAGGGGCGCTACCTTTACTCTCGAAGACCTCGAAGAGACGGAGCTAGACTCCGTTACCGTTACCTTTAAGCTCGGGGGCGCGTAATGCTTAAGCCTAGACAGATAGCCGCCGCCCTCCCCGACGTTAGCCCCCGTAAAGCGGGAGATTGGTTACGGGGTTACCGCTCTCCTAGCGTTATCGACCTAGCGCGTATTCTCGAAGCGTTTCCCGAGCTAGACGCTAGGGCCTTCGTCGTAGAGCTAGGTAAGCGAAGAGCCTTAGCCCCCCGGCTCCCAAGGGACTAAGCGCCCGTCTACGTAGGTAGGCTCGGCGCTTTTATACCACCTTCGCATTAAGGCGCTCTCCGCGGTAATCCGTACGTCGGGACATACCGCGGAGAGCGCCTTTACCATTACCTCGGCTAGACGCTCGGCGGCTTCGGACGCTCGGTCCTCGGGGACCTCGGCTATAATCTCATCGTGCATAAGGATGATAGGACGAGATAGGTAGAAGGCGCTCGTAGGGTCAGTATGCGCCTCTCGGGTTAGGCTGTAGAAAGCCGCCTTAGCCCCGTCCGCTACGGGTCCTTGGAAGAAGTAGTTACAGCCGTTAGTAAACCCTAGCCCGCCTCTCTCCCTACCCGAGCGGACGAGGTAGCCGGTAAAGGAGCCCCCCGACCTCTCTAGCCCCTCGGTTATCTTTCGCCAATAGAGCCGAAGCTCGGGGTAGGTCTCGACAAACTTACGCTTAAGGGCTCTCGCTTGGTCCTCGTCTATATCGAGACCGTAGCTAGCCTTAGCAAAGCTAACAAAGGTAGCCGAGCCGAGCCCCCCGGGGTAGCCAAAGTTAAGCGCCTTCGCTAACTGTCTAGCCCTCTTCGCCTCCTTATCCCCTCGGGTAAAGCTCTCCTCGAAGTCTTCGTAGGAGAGCCCTAAGAGGGTCGCCCCCGTCGCTTTATGGGGGTCTCGGCTTGCGTTAATGGTCTCGGCTAGCTTCGACTCCCCGAACCAATCTAGGCAGGTTTGCGCTAGGGTGCATAGCTCCGCGTAAGAGTAGTCCGCCGTAGCGTAGAGGTAACCGGGGCGAGGTACGTAAGCCTCTCTTACCCCCGGGCGCCTAGGTTGCTGAGTTAGGTTAGGCTTAGAGCAAGCTACCCGCCCGGACTCTACGAGCGTAGACCACCTCGGGTTAATAGGGCGGGAGGTCCCCGAGCGTAGCGTAGGGATAAAGGCGGCTAGCTCTTTCTCGTCCGCTGCTATCTCGCTAAGGCTCACGAGTAGAGGCTCTCCCGACTCCCTTAGCGTCGTCGCGTCGGTCTTCGTGGCGCCCTTTTCGGTCTTCGGCGCTCTCCCCCCGTACGCCTCGTCTACCCGGGCCCGTATCGCCCCTACGTCTTTCGTACCGTTAGGGCGGATAAGACCGGCTACGCTTGCTTCGGCTTGGACCGACTTAACCGACGCGCGTAGACGCTTCTCTAGCTCGTCTACCGCTGCCTCGTCCGTCCTTACCCCCCAGCACGAAGCGAGGTGTAGAGCAAAAGCCGCCCTTACTTGGTCCTTCTCGTCCGGTAGAAGGTCTCGCCCCCTACGCGGTCTAATCGTTTCGTGGGCATAGCGGGTAAGCCTATCCCATAGGCGCGCGGTATACTCTACGTCTAGCTCGGCGTAGCTCTTCGCGGCGGCGGGCCACTCGCTAACGGGCGTCTCGTCTAGTTCGTGATAGCGGAGCCGCCATACGTCGGGACCGTATTTACCCTCTACCCTCGTCCCTAAGAAGCGCTCTACGAGGTGCGCTAGAGACCATTTCGGGCGCCCTCCCTTCTCGCCTATACTCGCGTCATACTTAAAGCGACCTAGAGCTATGGCGATTAGTTGGGCTCTAATCATCGTATCGAATACGCGCCCCTCGTCGTAGGCCCGCCATACGAACGGGGCTATAGAGGGGTCCGCGTTCATTAATACGGCTAAGTCGTAGGCTACGTTATGCCCTACGATTTCGTCGCAATCCCTAAGAGACGCCACTATAGGCGCTCTCCAATCGTCTAGACGGTGTAGCACCTTAACCGGCTCCTCGGAGCGCTTAAAGGCTACGGAGACTAGACGGGGAGCGAGGCGCCCCGGCTCTATTAGCCACGTCTCACAATCGAGTACAAGCCTAACCGGGGCGCCTAGCATTACCGAGCCACCGTAGACCAACGTACTTTGGTAAAGGGGTTACCCGCTCGGGTAAAGATATTAAACGCTTCCGCCCTAAGCTCTAGTCCGATAGCGGGAGAGCCGTTAGGGCTAAATAGCGTATCCATAACCTCGGGGGTAATCTGTACCTCGGTAACCTCTTTCGGGTCTTGGCCCGCCTCAATAGCTACCGAGCGAAGTACCGTAAGCCCGAACGACTTAAGGTTATCGAGAGCGCTAGCCATTGATAGGTTGACCTTCCACGCTACCTCGTCTCCCTCTCGAAAATGATTAGCCGAGACCGGGGTAGGCGCTAAGGTCTCGTCGAGGTGAGGGACGACCCCGGGCGTAAAATCTCTTACGTTACACTCTACGATAACGAAACGAGTACCGGGCGCCTTCTTCGAGTCGACGACCTTAAGACCGTCGAGACGAAGAGTATAAAGCCCCGGCTCAAAGTTACGAGAAGAAGAGCCGCCAATAGACGCGTTTTCAATACCTGCGAAGCTACTAACCATTGTCCTTTATCCTTTAAAATCTACGTTAAAAACAGGCGCATAAACGAGCTTTAAGCGCTGTCCGGTTGTCGCCGCTTGGTACGCGGCTTGCTCTTTCGCGGTATCAAACGCCCGCGAAAAATGTTTAGGGCCTACGAAGACGTCTACCGTTACTTCGTCGGCTAGTTGTCCGGCTCTATGCGTCCGGCCTATTAACTGTTCAAATACTTGCCCACTACTCGGAGACTCGACGACGCAGTTACGGCGCCACGCTTGCAAGTTAAGCCCGCGGTTATGGGCTCGGATGCTAACTAAACACGTCTTAGCGTCCCCGTTAGGGGGCTTACCCGAGTCGCATAGGGGGAGGCTAGTAACCTCGGCTAACTTCTCCCCTAGCGCCCTCGATTCGTACCATATTAAGGCGGGCTCTTCTAGCCTACTTACGTACTCTACGACCGCCTTAACGAGATAGTTGCTTAACCATACGGCCTCTACGGGCGGGGTAGGTCTATCGGCTACCTCTCGCCAAGCCTCTAGGGCCGTATGGATAAAGGACCTACGCCCCTTATCTAGCTCTTCTTCTATCTTGGCGTAGACGAGCGAGGGGGAATCATAGCCCTCTATAGCGCTCGTCTCTAGCTCTCTTCGTACGTGGCGAGACCACCTAGCCCGCGCCTCTAACCATTCGTCGTCCCTCTCCCCCCGCTCGGTCCTCTCCCAAGCCCACCTATAGAAGAAGCCCGCGGATACCTGTCTACGCGCGCGGTAGGTAGCGGCGTCGTCTTCGTAGACCGTCTCGAAGTCGGGGCTAGAGCCTTCTTCTATAGCGGAGAAAGCCGCGTAAAGCTCTTCGGGCGGTACCGGGCTAGTAAGACGGCGGATAAGGAGACTGCAACTAGCGCTCTCGTCCGAAGTAACGACGACCCCGGGCGCGGACCTTAAGCGCTCTCTATACGCCTTACGTACTATCTCTCTCTTACGCTTACCTCGGCTAGCCGAGTACGTCGTAGCGTCTCCGAAGCTCTCTACGAGGGGCTCTATTGTCTTCCAATCCACGGGGCCCGGTTTACCGTCTACGTCTATTACGTTAGCCCACGAATCGAGGTGACTATTAAGAAGGGGAAGAGGGGAGCGGAGCCCTAACGCGTGTTTAGATAGGTGGGCGTAGTCTCTAATAGACTTAGCCGTAAGAGTACCGCTAGCCGCGGCAAAGACCGTAGAGGGGTTCTCCTCTAGGTAACGTAGTAGGCGGCGGGTACGGGCGCTCGTAGGATGCCTTAGCGCGTGGGCCTCGTCCGCGAAGATATAATCAGGGGCGAGCCGCCTTAGAAGGTCGCTACTCTCGGGGCGGGAGAGGACCGAATAGGGTACTAGCTCTACCTTAGGTAGGTAGAACGTCTCGGACCATTTCTCTAGCTCGGCGTAGAAGGTCTCTCTAAGGTTAGGCGGGACCATAACGACAGGTCTTTTAGCGCCTACGACCGCGGCCCCTAGGATAGCTACGAGCGTCTTACCGTGCCCTACGCCGATAGCCCCTAGGAGCCCCCGAGCTTCGGCTAGCGCCCCTAGGGCTTCTAACTGTACCGGCCTAAGCCTGGCCGTAGCCCCCTCTCTATAAAGGGAGTCCGCTACGTAGCTACTAGGCTTTACACGGGCTACGGCTACGGCTCTTTCGGTATCGCTTAGGCGCCTAGAAGACGCCGCTAAAAGAGCCGTAGCAGGGTTAAGGTGCTCCCTAGCCGACAAGGCCGTTACTGTATCCAAAGGACGACCGGGGAGCCGAGTAGGCAGGCTAAAGGGAAGGGGCCTACCTACTCGTTTAGCGAGTAACTCTAACAGGTCCATTAGAACGAGCGGACGACGTTAGAGGCTAGAGGTAAGAGGACGTCTACGACCGCCTCGGACGCGGGTAGCCGCATATCTACGACGACCGCCCCGGTAAGCTCTAGGTCTCCCGAGCGGAGCCGCGACGCTACGACCGCGGCTACCCTCTTAGGGCCCGCGTTATAGGCGATAGTTAGGTAATGCTCTCCCGCCTCTTCGGCCACCTCTAGAGCGATAGGCGCTACGATGGCGTCGAGGTAGGTAACCGCCCCGCGGGGGGTCGCGTTAAGGTAGAGCGTAAAGCCCCCCTCGGTTGCCACGCTTACCGCTACGTCCTCGACCGCCTCTACGGGCTCTTCGTAGGTAGGCGTAGGCGTCTCGACGACCTCGGGCGCGTCGTCTCCGACGAAGAGTAGGTAAGCCTCGATAGATTCCCGGTACTCTCTCGCCCCCGGCTTAGAGCGTCCTTCGGGCGGCTCTACGATAATCCGGTTAGCCGCGGCGAAGTTTACTAGCTCCGATTTAGAGGCGCGCGTAATAAGTACCTCGTCTCCGTCCGAGTCCATAACCCCGGGTAGCCTAAGCGCTCTACGCTTACGGGGCTCCTCGGTAACCTCCTCGACGACCTCGGGCGGGCTCTCCTCGACGACCTCTACCGGAGGGGGCTCGGCTAACTCGGTCTCGGGGGTACCGTCGGGCGGGTTAATGGGTACGCTCTTCGGCTGTAGACGAGCGGCTAGCAACGCGGCTAGAGGGTCTTTAGGTGTTTCCATAGGTGTAATCCCCTTGTCGGTAAATAGAGTAGAGATAACGCCCTTAGTATGCCTACCGAGAGAGGCACACCTAGAGCGATGGGGGCACCCTCCGAAGTCGTTACAGGCTTCGAGGGTATAAGGTACGTCCGCCGCCTTCGAGGGTTCTACCTCGGCTAGCTCTCTCATTCTAGCGACGTCGGCGCGTATCTTAGTTCGGGCGTCTTCGAGGTCGTCCGCGTATAGCTCTACCTCGCTAGTACGTACGGCGGGTCCCCCCTTCGTACGCACGTAGACGTGTCTAAAGGTGACGTTACCGCCGAGGTCTAGACCCTCTTCGCGGCATAGGCGGACCCTCTCTAGCGCGTATACTTGGGCCTGTATATCGGCCCTTAGCTCTTCTTCGGTCTTCGCGTACTTAAAGTCGCTCGTAGTCTTGAAGTCCGTTATACGGTCGCCTTCTACGAGGTCGATAACTCCGACGAGAGGTACGCCGTAGAAGTCCGCCGAGGTCGTAAAGCGCCTCTCGGACATAGCCCTAGGGACGCTACCCGCGAGGGGTAGTAGCTCTAGAGCCGGGGCGGCTATCTTACCCTCTCGGGTATCGGGTAGCTCGGTCCCTTCGACGAGGTAGGACTCTAGAGAGGCGTGTACCTTAGTCCCGAGGCGCATAGCGTCCGTTTCGGGCGGCTTATGCCCTAGGACCTTCTCGTTATACCACCTCGAAGGACAACGCCGAAACGACTTAATCTGCGTAGCGCTTACCCGCTTAAGCATCGTAGGCGCTAAGCGGTCGAGAGGGTACCTTATCGGGGACGCGGGTAGAGAGCCATCGGGTAACGGGCGCGTAGAGCCCTCGGTTATCTCTATGGCTCGGGTCGTTCATACCGTAGACGGTAATAAGCTTTACCCAGAGCTTTAAGACGCGTCGGTATTGCTTAGCGTCTACTACCTTACGAGGCGTATCTAAAGCGTGCATACTGTCTCCCTTTAGGTCTAGCGGGTTACCCCCGCGGTCGTAGAGGGGACGTTAAGGGCTCTTTTAGAAGGTGTCAAGAATCGATTGACACCTATCGAGATAGGGCGTAGTAATGCTCTCCTATGGTATTAGCCGCCCTACTAGCGCTCTCGACCCTCGACCCCTCGGGCATATCTGAGGGGGACCGGCTCTTAGCTGAACGGGCGTCTATATGCGGCGTAGACCCTTACTTATCGCTAGAGCTTCTACACGTACAGACGCTCTCGGGCCTCGGGGACTATCGCGGTATGCTTCTAGCTAAGGCGTGTATCGAGTCGAGAGGTAACCCCGAGGCGCTAGGGGACTACCGCCCTACCAAGCGGGGTAGGGTCGCTAAGGCGGTCGGCTTATTGCAGCTATGGCCATGGGCGGAGAAGACCATTAAAGACCGACGAGACCCCATAGCCTCGGCGTACGTGTTTTTAGGCGCCCTCTTAGACGGTAAGCGTAGGGCGCGTCGGTATTGTCCTAGTGCTCGTAGGCTAACTCGTCTCGCATGGATACGGGTTAACCGCGGGCCTTTCTGGCGTAGGGAAGATAGGAAAGGGGAGCCCCGGTGTACGGGTGTCGACCCCAAGGGGCTAAAGGCTCTTAGGAGGTGGCTTAAATGAAGCATACGACCGCGGCTAGGCGTCTTCGCCTATGGATAGAGAAGGAGAGTAGCGTAGCGGCTACGGCTCGCTCTCTTAACGTCAGTAGACAGACGGTCTATAATTGGACCGACGAGAGCGGGGTACCGAGCCTAGAGCATACTCTAGCTATCGAGCGCCTTACGGGCATCCCCTCGGCGCTTTGGGTAGCGGAGGGAATCATACGAGCCGCGGAGGCTACGGTATGAAGCTCGTTAGCGTATGGCCTAGCCGGGCGGTCTCGGGGTGGGACGAGGGTAGCGACTTTAGAAACCGTAAGACGGGTAGGCCCGTTAACCGCTACCCCCTTGTCGAGGCGGTAGAGGCGCTCTCTAAGCGCTATGATACCGACGCTCACTTTATTCCCTACCGTATCGCGGGGCTTACTAAGGGCGACTTACAGCCGAGGGTTAACGACTCGGCTAGGCGCTCGGTCCTTATCCCCGCGGGTATCGAGGTCCTCTACGACCTCCTCGTTATCGACGTAGACGCCCCCTCCGATATCAAGCGAGAGGGTACCGTAGCGGCTTGGTCTATTGAGCGTATAGATAGAGCCCTCTCTAGCGACCTCGGCAGCGGGTGCGGGTGGTACGTAACCCGCGGGGGCTTTCGGCTTCTATGGGAGGTAGACGCCCTAGGCGTTACGCCCTACCTACAGACGCTCGCTAAGGTCCGCTCTTACCTTAGCTCCAAGCTCGGTATAGAGGCGGATAAGCTCGTAGACTTTAATAGGTGCTACCGCCTCCCCCTCGTAACGAGAGACGGAGAGCCCCAAGTATACCCGAGCGACCTTACGACCCTAGGCCCTCTCCCCGAGGTAGAGGTTAGCGCTTCCGTCTTCGAGGGTATCGAGAGCGCACGCCCTAAGGGTCCTCTCGTCGTACCTCTAGAGCTTGTAGAGGGCGAAGAGCCGGGGCGTAAGCGTACTCTATTCCGGCTAGCCGCTAAGCTACGAGACGCGGGGGCGGACGAGGGAGAGCTTATAGCGGCGCTCTCTAGCTTTAATGCGTCGAGGTGTAAGCCTCCGCTACCCGTAGCTACTATCGAGGCTATAGCTAGGTCCGCGACACGCTACGAGCCGTCCCCCGAGCGGGTTAAGAAGGTCGGGAAGCGTAAGGTAGTAGTTAAGCCGGGCGACCTACCCGAGCTAGTAGGGGTAAGCGAAGAGCTATTAGCCTCGTCGTCTACCGCTGTATATCAAAGGGCGGGGGACCTCGTTACCGTAGATAGAGAGCCCGACGTACGTAAGGGGGTAGAGAGTACGCCCGGTACCCCCGTTATCCGCACTATCGCCCGCCATAGGCTACGGGTAATGCTAGCCGCCGAGGGCGATTGGAAGAAGCTAAAGAAGGCTTCGGAGGCTTCGAGAGCTAAGGCGGTAGCGTGTCTAACCGCGGACGGTATAGAGCTAGACGAAGCCGAGAGCCTAGCCGAGTTCGAGGAGGTAAGCTCCGACCCTCCGCTAGACGTGGTAGACGCCCTAAGGGAGGCGGGGAGGTGGTCTACCGTCTATCCTCTCGTAGGGGTTACCGAGACGCCTACTATACGCCCCGACGGGTCTATATTGGATAAGCCCGGTTACGACCGCGCTACGGGTATCGTCTTCTCTCCGCCCTCGGGGCTTGTCTTTCCCGCTATTGTATCGGCTTCTAGAGACGAGGTACGTAGGGCTCTCTACGCCTTAGACGATATTGTATCCGACTTCCCCTTCGGTAGCTCAGCGCATAAGGCGGTAGCTCTCTCGGCTATGCTTACAGCCGTCGGTCGATTCGGTATCGAGGGGCCTACGCCTCTCTTCTTATTCGACTCGCATACGAGAGGCTCGGGTAAGGGTCTACTAGCTAACGTCGTATCCGTCCTATGTACGGGGCGAGTCGCTAGGGTCCTGTCTATTCGAGACGATACCGAGACCGAGAAGCGCATTACAGCACACCTCGCGAGCGGTAAGCGTATCGTCTTACTCGATAACGTCGTAGGGGCTTTCGGCGGGCCCTCGTTAGACGCCGCTCTTACGGCGGACGTATGGTCCTCCCGAGTCCTCGGGGAGTCGCGGCTTATCGAGGTTCCTAACCGGGCTACGTGGATAGCTACGGGTAATAACGTCGCTATCCGGGGCGACCTAGAGAGGCGCACGCTAAGGTGCTATCTAGACGTTAACGTAGAGCGCCCCGAGGAGCGTAAGGGCTTTAGGCATAGGGACCTTATTACCTATGTCCGTAAGCATAGGGGGCGGCTCGTAGCGGCTTGTCTTACCGTCCTTAAGGCGTACGTAGACGCGGGCAGGCCCGACCTAGGTATTACCCCTATGGGCTCCTTCGAGGCGTGGTCTAACGCCGTACGCTCGGCGCTTGTATTCGCGGGGGTAGACGACCCTTACGAGACGCGACAAGAGCTAAGGGACGGCGCCGACCGAGAGGTAGACGCGTGGTCTACGGTCCTAGAGGTATGGCATAAGCTACACGGCTCTAGGGCTATCTCTGTACCGGACGTACTAGAGGACCTAGATAGCGGCGCCTTCGTAGGCTTTGAGGACGTACCGGGGGTAGAGTCGCGTAAAGCCCTTAAGGAGGCTCTCGTAGAGCTAGCCGGGGGGCGTACGGGTATCCTTAACCCTCGTCGCGTAGGGTGGGTACTGTCTAAGTATCAATCTCGAATCGTTAACGGGCGACGATTGGTAAGGGGCGATAGGTCTAGCTCAGGGCGTAAATGGTTCGTCGAAGATACTGATTCAACGAAGAGCGAAGAGCTAACGCAAAGAAAGACACCTTAACGCGAAGGTTAGTGTATCCCGTGTATCCCTACCTATTAGCCTTGACACTCTGCAAAACCATAAGGGTTACGGTAGCTTACGCGTGTATTCAAAGTTTCAAAGTTAAGCCCATGACACTCTGTAACCGTCTAGAATCGTTAAGTATTCAAGGTCTAGTGTATTTCATGTATTTGTATATATCTAAGCCTTATGCGCGCTACACGCGCGCCCGCTCTCGCGCGCATGAAGGCACTACAAATCTAATACACGAAATACACGGGCGGTCGGTTTCCTTAGTCTATTCGCGGGCTTTAGTGCGTGTTAAGGGATACACGCGGATACACGAGACCGAGGGGTAGGCGTGGATATCTTACGAAAGAAGAAGGGCGACGAAGATACCTTAGCGGGCCAGTTAGTAGCGCGCCGGTCTCCTCTAGAAGCCGCCGAACAAGCGGCGTTATTCAGGTGGCTTCGTCGACATAACGTACGCGCCTTCTCTGTACCTAACGGGGGGCTTAGACCGGGGCGCGCGGGCTTTACCTTGAAAGCCCAAGGGGTAACGAAGGGTATACCGGACCTGCTTATTATCGACCGTCCGCCGCTAAAGCGGGAGTTCGTAGGTATCGCCCTAGAGCTTAAGCGCTCTAACGGTAAGCTCTCGGACATTAGGCCCGAGCAACTAGAATGGCTAGCTCTATTCGAAGAGAGAGGGTGGTTATCAGCGGTCGCATACGGAGCGGACGCCGCGGTAGATTGGTTACGCTCGTTAGGCTTCGGTAATGAATAGGTTAGCTCTGCTACTAGAGGTAGACGTAATACCTACGACGCCTACCGGGGTCCTCGTCGCTACATGCGCGGCTCTCGGCTCGCCCGTCTCCGAGCTTAGTAAGGTCGCCGTAGAGGAGCCGTCTACGTTACGCTCGGCGGTAGTAGACGGAGGCTCCTTACCTCTATCTACAGTCGTAGCGCTCTCTACGTGGCTCCCTTGTTTATGGTGGCGCACGCTATACCGAGAAGGGTTAGAGGTCTCTACCGAAGAGAGGGAGCTATACGCGGTCGCTATGCTTTCGGACTCTTTGCCTTATGTCCCTATCGATTGGTCTTTAGACTTCGCTAGCGCCTTCGTCCTCGACGAGAAGAGGGTGCCCTTAGATTGGCCAATAGGTAAACGGGGAGAGAATAACGGAAGAGCAAAGCTAACGCGAGATAAGGTAGAGGATATACGCGCTAGGTTCGCGCGCGGTCGTTCTTCTTTGCGTAAGCTTGCTAAGATATACGGCGTATCTCCGTCGCTTATTCACCGAATAGTAAGGGGGGAGGCGTGGTAATAGCCGCAAAACCTACGCAAAAGGCGTTCAAAACGAGCCATGCCCCCCCTCTAATCTACAGGCGAGAGGCGCCGAGCC